AAAACATTTAGGCATTGATCCCATTCATAACGTTTCCCATTATGCAATTACTCTGGACAAAATTACATCCGGGCATAAAATAGGGTAGATGTAAAATAGATAACAGCCTGGTGGTCAGTGGATAGGGGTGGGTTGTTGCTAGTCCTAAGTGGACTAATTCGAACATTGTTATTGTTTTTTGCCATGTACCCAGTTCTTTTCTTTTGTTTTCCCATTTTTCTTTTGAACCATTTTTTTTAGTGATAAGACCACAAAGACATCTACAATGCCATTCTGAGCAAATGTAAGAAACTTTAATCAATTTCAAATAGTAATATGCCGGGATGTTTTTTTACGTTCGTACATCCTTTAAAAAGGAATGCAACTATTCAAAAGATGTATAATATTAGTTTAATTTATAATACTAGTATATTATATAGTATATTAAATATATTATATATATATTATAGTAAGGCTCGCCAATTTGTCTACCTAGGCTAGCCATTATGTCTATCAGTTAATATCTCTGTTTATTTCTTTGTTGATAACTTTGGTGAACTAAGGTTCATGTTTATTTATCTTAGCGATATATGGATATGATTGGCCAAAAAATAGCGGTTAAAATTACAAAGAAATATAATGATGAGGTTGAGTTTTCTACTGGGAAACTTTATCTAGATGTGACCTGGAACCCGGAACAGCATGTAACAATATGTGGAGAGGTCGTGGCTTTACCTAGAGGTAAGTGGTGTAAAAATACAAGAGGAGACTTTTTAAAGCAGGAATTAGAGGTAGGCGATATTGCTTACTTCAATTATTTGACTGTGCAAGAGGATAACCTAGTATTCGGGGAAAAGGACATTTACCTAGTTGATCTAGAAGAATGCTTCTGTTTTCTAAGAGGCGGAAATCTAACTGCTATTTCCAATCATGTTTTAGTAAGCCCTTTAATGACCGAAGAAATGGTCGGCTTAATTTATATTGGGGTACCCACTCGTAGCGAAGAAGAGGGGCATGTAAGATTTATAGGTACACCCACTAAGGGATTTGATGACCTAGGCTTAACAAGCGGAGACATGGTACGATTTCACGAGAGAAATTCTTTTCTCAACACAATAGAGAGTGTAGATTATTACGTAATGAAACAAGATGATATACTGGGGAAAATTCTGAATGGACCAAATTTATAGCATACCAGACTGCATATTTGACCATGCAAAACTATACGTTGACACAAGAGTCATGGCAAATCGTGACCACTATAAAAAACTTTATTGGAAGTCTAGAAGTTACAAATACATGCATCCTATTTTATTTGATGATCCTGTAGACAATGAGTTCTACACCGACTTTAAAGGAATATTAGGGGAACTTTTAGTAAGGCATCATTATGATTTAAAAGGCATTAATTATACAACCTCAGCATTTGTTAAGGAAAAAGGTGTAAGTGATCCTGATCTAATAGTTGATGGAAAGAGAATAGATGTTAAGGGTTGTGAGAGATCCCTGAAGGTAAATATGTTTACAATAGATAAGTTGGATGTAGACTTTGTATTGTTTGTTTTATTCCTATCAGATCACAGGTATATCTTATTGAAGTTTGAGAAGGAGAAGATTAAGACATGGCCGGTAGTAACGATTAACGACAGGAACAAGTATTTTGAATTTAAGGTGGATAAGCGACAGTACAGATATGTCACCCCAGATTTGGATACCCCCAAATAAAAAAATCGAAAATGAGTAGACTAAAAAAACAGCCAGGAGAATCATTACAACAGTGGGTTAATAGAGTAACTATTAAAAAACCCCGATACAGATTAGACGATACAGACGTAATAGCGATAGGTCTAGTAGTCTTCTGTTTAGTGTGTATAGGTATAATAGAAATGGTATCATGAGTTTAAAAGGTTTCTTAAAGCGTTTAGTTAAACCACGAAGACTTACCCCCCTAGAAAAAATTTCTCAACGACTGGGATACATGGGTACAGCGTTCATCATGATGTCACCATACCTACTTAAGGTAGATAACGTTGGAGTATACACCTATATAATTGGAGGCTTATTGTCATTACCACAGGTATTTATTGCAAAGCAATGGAATATTGTTGCGGTTAATTTAAACGTAATTATAGGTTACTTAATATACCTGTTGACACAATGAAAAATCACACTAAAGTATATCACGAATCGTTTTGTATCGAACCAGGAGAATGGATTGGATGTGAGGTATGCGATAAAACGGCTGTAGATATTCATCACATAAACCCTAGAGGAATGGGCGGATCTAAAGAAAAGGATACCCCCGAAAACCTGCAAGCATTATGTAGAGAATGTCACATTTACTTTGGAGACAAGAAACAATTTAAACGAATGCTAATAACTATGCACCATGAAAGAATACAAAACATCTACTGAACCTGGAACACAGATTGAAATGCCTGTGCCACAAATGTCTAAAGAAGACATAATGAATAAGATTCTAAAACTTAAGTTAGAACATCCATATCATCCCAGTATACCGGGACTACAAGTTTTATTGGATAATTTATAAATTACTTACTATACGTTCGATCTTGTCGATCACAGTAAGTTTTACACCATAAAGTTCAGGTGCGTTGGCATTTTCTAAGCAAGACATAACATCTAGTAATAACTCTAATTTTCTTATTGCTAATACATCAACTGTTTGTTGATCTGTCATAGATACTATATTATCCTCTGCCATAGTTATTTATTCTTTATTTTTTTAATTTGCTTAATCATATCCTTTGATGGTCCTGCCTTTGGATTTTTAACATTACGGATGTTATCCCACAAACCTCTTTTAGAGGTACTTCCATCTTTACGTTTAATCATATCACTCATAATATAGTTTTACGAGCCGCAGCCAATACAGTCAATATAAGAATCTGTTGGTTTAACTCCATTAATTTTCATAGTTAGGTTATGTATCTTATCTGCAATTTCCATTTGCTCCCCAAAATCTGAAGTCATTGACTTTAATATCTCTAACTCTTCTATCTGTTTTTTTAAGTCTAGACTCATTATCCTTTCCAATTGGTTTTACCTGATGTAGTTTTACTGCCCTTTGATTTACCTTTAGACCTACTTAACATGTAACTACCTCCGTTTGCTTTAAGCCACTTAATCATACCATGATAACCTAATTCGTCATATTTTCTTCTTAAAACTCCTGCCGCATATTTTTTGTATCCTTGTGCTTCAAATTCAGCAGGTGTATATCTACCACTTCTTCCTGACATTGCTCTCCATTTAAATTTGTCTGGGTCAAATCCTAAAGGAACAGTTCTACTCCAATCATCTCTTGATTGTGTAACTTTTTCTTCAGTTACTTGACTATTTCTATATTCCTCTGCTGCTTCATAGTATTCCGAATAAGAGCCATATTTATCTTGGACTCCATTTACATTGTTTTCCCATGTTTGCTCATCTGTTGGCAAACCTTTTCCATCCCACTTTTTACCTTTTTTTATTATCTTATATCTACTATTAGCATTTTCTTTATCTCCATTTTCATATTGCCATTCTACACTAGAATCAGGGTCATTGGAATTATTAGGAGCATTATTTAACTCTTTTTGCTTGTCTAATTTAGCCTGATGTTTTTCTTTTCTTTCTTTAGCAATTAAACTATAGACTTCATCATCTGACATTGTTCGAACGGAGTTACCATTCTGTTTACGATTAATCCTAAAAGAACTTATTTGTTTTGCTTTATTTTTAGCCTCTAGTTTTTTTAATTTTTCGGCTTCGGCCACTTTCAGAAGCCTTTGTCTTTCCTTATTTCTTTCAGATGTAGACATCTTTTCTAAAACAACAGGAGTTGAAGTAGGGGTATTTTCTACTGTGGTATCAGTTGGAGTTGTTCCATTTCTTTTAGCAAGAATTGCTGCTTTTCTTTCTTCGATTAATGCCGCTCTATCGTTTGCTCTAGTCTCCCTTGCTGCAAGCAATGATTCCTTCTTAAGTTTAAGTGCTGCTTTTCTCTCTGCGACTAATGCCGCTCTTTTTTCTTTCTCTGTAATTGGGTCTGGCATAACTAAGCGTTTTTTATTGCGTTTCCAATAGCGTTATAGTCAATGTTACTTGGTGTAACAGGTGTCATTGAAGTGTTTCCGCTTTTGTTTCCAAACTTACTTGCAAGTTGTTTTTTTCTTGCTAATGCTTTCGCTGCTTTTGCTCCTTTTAAAGCCTTTGCTCCTTTTGCAACTTTTGCAATTGCTAATATTGGTAATGCCATAATTTTTAGTTTTTATTTTCCTATTTTTTTCATTGCTGCTTTATGGGAATCAGAAAAAGATGTACCATTACGCATAGCACCTATCATATACTTCATGTGATCTAATGAATGATGTGAAGAATGTTTTTGCATAGTAGATTTTTGTTTCTTAGACAACCCACTCATGTCAACCTTTTTGATTTTCTTTTCCGCCATAATTTAATACTTTGACTTTGGCTTTGAAGTCTTTGGTTTAACCTTGACTTTTTTGATTTTTGCGTATGTCATTATTTGTTTTCTTTTTTAGCGTCCTCTGCTCGTTTTTTTCGCAATTCAGTAGTTGATCTGGAGTTAAGCAAATTTGCTGTGTTTTTTTTGTTTTTGATTACTTGAGCATTTCTTCTCATTCTTTTTAAGATAGCATAATCTTTTTTGTCGATAACTCCATCTTTGTTGAAGTCTTGAATTTTAATGTCTTTCATGATTTTAAATTTTAAGTGTTTCTAGTATTATTTTTTTTAAGTCTACTCTTTTCTTTTCTTCCTTTGTTTATAGATGATGGTTCAAAGCCAACTATTTGACCATTTACATGAGAAGCATCTAATCCATCGCCATTACCATAAGTACCTTTATCTCTATTGTACTTTTTTAGTATGGTTCTGTATTTAATCATCTTAGGAGATGACTGAAACTTCTTGTACTCTGCTTTATAGTCTCTTTTTGCTGACACCTACTTCTTGTTTTTTTTGATTCTTTTTATTTTGTCTTCAACAGTTTCTCGGCCTTTTATACTCTCCAAGAATTGCTTCTCTGCATCTTCAAACCCTTCATCTCCAGGCATATATTTTTTATCCCCTATAGTTACAGAGCCAACACCTTTTTTCCCATCTTCACCATATGCTAAACCATATGTTCCAGAAATACTATTTGTAGAAGTTGTCGTTGTAGTCTTTTCTTCAGGTTCTTCTTTGAATTCATCTGGATCTACTTCTCTCTCTGGTTTATTTATAGGTTTAACATTGTCGATATTCGATAATGTTGTACCAGTAAGATCCTGAGGAGTTTCTTCTTCTACAGGCACATTTGGATTTTGTTCTTTATCTCCTTTAACTATAGACTCAATCTTATCTTTTTCTGCTGTAATCAAATTCTTTGCT